AACCTATACGTATACGGCGTTATTCGCAAACGTATTAGTAATAGAAACGAAAAAACCAACTCACATGTCGTCCCCCTCCCCCCTTTGGGTATAAGTGAACGTAAAGGTAACGCTTGAATTTACATTCACTATACCTATAGGGGGGACAGGTTGTGATGTGCAGGACTGCATCGTATTACTAATACGTTCTTAAAAAACGTAGTAAATTCCAAGTAAAAAATAACGGGTATTTCGTATACACCCGCATACCTCAAATGAGTTCCTGCCTAGGACCAATCCACTAGATCGCATACCTATTACTAATACCATCCCAATCTATCTACCATTCGTCTTGCGCATTTCCCGTTTAACGTGTATAATATAAGCGCAGCTCGTCGGCGTAGGCTTGCATGCGCGTAGCCATGAATGAACACGATCCAGATATCGTAGGTGCACCGAAACACCTGGAACCTTACCGATTCCCTCCAGGTCAGTCGGGGTGCTATACTAAGGGTAAAAGACGTGCCCTAATCCCTTGGTGTAAGAAATGGGCGTCTGGACCGATCGGTAAGCAGCGACTCAAGTGGTTGGCTATGCAGAACGGCGATCTCATGGTTGCGTTAGGTGCAGTCAAGATGATATACGAGTATGGCTACGGCAAGCCATCCTCTATGAAGGAAATCCACGATCAGGATAAGGAGAATACGGGTGTCGCGATTGATTGGACCAAATACCAAGGTGAGGGTGGTGCGGAAAGGCTCAAAGAAGACCTCTGCAAAGAACTCGAATGGTTCGAACAGAATCGAGACCTTCTGGAATCAGCTCCCAGAGAGAAAGAAAAAACTCGACGTTCTAAGAAGGGCAAAGGTCGCAAGCACCGCTCAAAGTAGTCTGACGTACTACTATAACCGGGTATGGTCGGAAGGCATTAGGCGACGGGACGATGACTCCAAAGCATTCGTCCCTGCGAAGCACGTAGATAGGTGGTGCGGTGAGTTGCAGACCCATCTCTTTACGTCTAAGAAGGCACCTAGAAACCATCTGAAGTCTTGCACCATATACGCTTTCCTATCTTGGCTTATCTTCCGACGCAATCGCAGATACTCCGTAGCCTACTTCTCCTATTCGCATGACCTCGCATCGAAGCATATAAAGGAACTCAAGGCTTACATGCGCGACAACCCGTACTTCGATCCCCTTATCCACCTAACGGATGCCGAGGGGATTCTAAGGTGCAAGTGGCCTGACCTTCCTTATATATACGAAGTCGAGCCGTATGGAGTGTCGGCAGCGTCAAGAGGTATCCATCCTCATGGGGTGATATGCGACGACATCCTTAAGGACCCTACACAGCGTAAGCTGAACCTAGACCAATTGGACTACATCAACAGGATGTTCAAAGAGAAGATCACTATGATGCCGAAGCGTGGTGGCTTCCTTCACTGTTGGGGTACTCCACAGGATACCGAAGATTTGTTCGCACTGAATGCAGAGTCTAAGCGTTTCTTTTCTACCAGTCACGATGCTGTCGTAAGTGAAAAGAAAAAGCAGTCTTATTGGCCAGAACAGTACCCGTGGAAGGTGCTTATGACCATTAAGAAAGACATCGGTGAGAAAGCATTCAACAAAGAGCTACGGTGCAGACCGGTTCGTGGTGAGGAGAGTTACTTCAATGAGGAAGCTATTACGGAAGTTATCGACAAACAGCTACCTAATCTCTCTACCGTCAAGGACAGCATCCGGGATGGTTCATACGTGGTCGCAGGGATGGACCTGGGTAAGAAGCGTCACCCGTCGCATTTTGTCGTCTTCCGGATCGAAGGGACGAAGCTGATACAGGTACATAGCAAGTTCCTGGATAACAAAGATTACACCCGACAGACAGAGTACGTGGCAGAAGCAGAAGAGGCATTCAGTATAGATGCGTGCTTTTTCGATAACACAAGGGGTGAGTTCGAGTTGTTCATAGAGCAGGATAAGCTACCACGCTGTATGAGCATTAAGCGTCCAGTAAAGAAGAAGGATGGGACTGATGGAAAGATTCAGAACATCTGTGCTGCTGTTCTATCAGGGAAACGAAAGTTTGCCATTGCTGCATCCTTCGATCGAGCGGTTACGAAGAAGAGAATCCAGTTGCTCTCAGATGACAGACAACGGAAGCTTATCCTATCGGTGGACAACGACCTTATGGCACCGGAGACGGTACTCGGACACGGAGATTCTTTTTGGTCGGTAGGGTTAGCGTGTCAGGCAGCCGAATTGTACAGTGATGAGTTCGTAGGTGAAATAGAGCCGCACGTACCAGAAGCTAGTAAGAAGGATCCGCAGGATCAAATAGCAGACCGATACTCAAACGCACCGCATGGGTCCAGTGAGATAATGGAAGGATTAGGATCCATCCCAGGAGGACCGTATGAGCCGCCGATTGCGTAACAAGGTTAAGGCTAAGATCAAGGACGTAGTTGCAGCCGTTGCCGGTAAGCATAAGGTGACAGTAGGTCAGAACAGACGTCTCGCATACTGCACGTGCGGATGGCAGATATGGGATATACAGATTCCCTATGACGTGTGGGTGAAGCATCAGTTTCAGGATGCGATAGACAAGCATCTAAAGGGGAAATAGACATGGGTCTTCTTAGACTACTCGGTCAGGGGATCAGAACTCTACGCGAGTTTGCAGAAGAGGCAACTGCACCTTTGACCGAACAGGAATTTGGCGTATCTGAAGAGTCCGATTACAAAAGGAACGAAGTCGACCAGTACACTCCTGACGCTCTCGTTAGCAAAAAGAAGTTTGATATATACGAGACCATGTACTGGGACGACCAGATCAACATGTGCCTTACTGCACTCAAACTCATACGGCTATCTAGTGGGTTTGAGATCGAGCCGGCATCGGAGGATGTAGCGGATCAAGAGGTAGCAGATTTTGTAGCAGACGCACTCAACGACGTTCGGGACCCATGCAATAAACGGCGCACCCCTATTCACTCAGTAGTCTACAACACCATGGGAGCGTTAGAGATGGGGTGGTCGTTGCAAGAGACGGTACTCCGCATTATAGAGGAAGGGCGATGGACTGGGAAAGTTGGCTACAAAGCCATCAAGTCAAAGAACCCGAAGTACTTCAACGTTTCCGTGGACGACTTCGATGCAATACTGGAGATAGTTTCTATTTCGGGACGTACGTACGGGAGAAAGTATCCGGCAGAAAAGTTTCTTGTCTATTCGTTTATGAAACGATACGAAAACGTTTTCGGGACGTCACGTCTTCGCTCACTGTATCAATGGTGGTGGGTTAAGCAGATAATGATAAGAGCGATGGGCGTGTACATGGAGAAGTTCGGTATCCCTATGCCCATCGGACACTACCCTCGACGCTTTACCACAACCAAGCAGAACGCCCTACTCGATGCGTTGAAGCAAATGCGTTTCGAGCACGCCCTTATCCTCCCAGATGGAGCGACTGTAGATTTTAAAGAGGTAAGTGGTAAGGGTGCGGCAGGGTTCTTGGAGATCATTAATAAGGCGGATGCTCAGATAGCTAAGACTATCATGGGTCAGACCTTAACGTCAGAAGCAGGTGGTCAAGACGGTGCAGGGTCGTTTTCGTTAGGTAAAGTGCAGTTTACAATCTTAGAGTTGTACCTGAACTTCCTTGGACGCGACGTATCCGAGAACCCTATGCAGACTTTGATTGAGCGTCTTGTGGACTACAACTTTTCCGGTGTGGTGAAGTACCCTAGGTGGAAGTTCAAGCCGTTGAGCAGTGAGAACCTAGCAGAGCATGTGGGTCGGTTCAATAGCTCGGTCGCGGCAGGTACAGTGATAGCGACAGAGGCTGACGAGGAACGGATTAGGGAGATATTGAAGTTCCCCACCACTGCATCGCAGCAGTTGAAGGTGAGCAAGTCGCCCAACAAGATCAAGGTGCTTACACCGAAACCGGCAGAACCTGTCGATCCTACAAGTTTCCCTACTGCATCCTATAGGCCACCGACTCCGTCCGGCCCAGGAGCACCGCCCAACACGCCCGTATTCGCCGAATCCACGAAGATCTTCACCGGAGTGAGCCGGAGGAAGGTTACGGCGTACGAAGGTAAGGTGGACTTCCAGGAAGCGTTAGAGGTAATCGAGGTAGACGGGACCAAAACCATCGCGACCAAGATGTCCCTAATCCTGAAGGGTAGCGTAGACAAGCTATTCGCGGAAGTCAAGCGTAAGAAGATAATGGAGTTGCAGGACTGGAACGCAATCGGTAAGTTAGAGTTGCGTGGTAGGGGCGAACTCAACGCTGCCATTATAGAGGGGATGCAGGACGTGGCTAAGTCAGGGTCGAAAGCCGCGAAACGAGAGATACGTGCCGCGAAGAAGTTCGTAGATATCCAACTACTCACTCCAGATGAAGTGCTGAAGTTTTTGAAGCGTAAGTCTTTCGAGATGTCAGATGCAACTCGTAACGACGTGTTAAAGAAGGTAAAGCAGCAACTGATGCAAGGGGTGAAGAGTGGTAAGTCGTTTAAGGAAACAGTTAGCGCGATAGAGGATGCGCTCGAACCTTACTTTAAACGAGGGACGCTCGATGAAGACAAGATTACCCCTGGTAGGTTAGAGACTATCGTGCGCACTAACGTTAGTGAAGCTTACAATGAAGCTAAGAAGGCTATCTATACCGACCCCGATTTAGAGGGATTTGTAGAGTCCTTGCAGTATTCAGCCATCTTAGACGACAGGGTGAGAAGTAACCATGAGGCTATGGACGGTGTGATACGTCCTGTGACGGACCCGATTTGGGAAGCTTGGACACCGCCGAACGGATATAACTGCCGGTGTACGATAGTCCCTGTGACGCAATTCGAAGAGTACGAGAACACGAAGAAAATCCCAAAGGTCGAACCGGATAAGGGATTCGCGTAAGGAGAAACGATGCCAGAAGAGAACGTACTAGAACTTGAAGAGATGAAGAAGGTGCAGATTTTCGCTACCGGCACTCACGCCGGCATCTCGTTCACAACGAAAGAACTGGACGAGATCGCGGAGACCTACAATAAACTCGTCAAGTCGAAGAAGCACGATGCGCCGTTCAAGTTAGGGCACGACAATGACCAGGAGGTAGCAGAGGTTAGCGGCATGCCGGCACTTGGATGGGCGACGAAGGTTTGGCGTGAGGGTAATCGACTCTTCGCTAAATTCAAAGAGGTACCTAAGATCGTGAAGGATGCGGTCAAGAAAGGGTTGTACAAGAAGATCTCAGTAGAGCTTTACCCACCGGCACTAGCAGAGCAGAAGCTAGGAATCGAAAAGTGGGTGCTACGTGCAGTAGCTCTATTAGGTGCAGACGTACCAGAGGTCAAGGGGATGATACCCGTAGGGGCACTGATGGCTGACGCAGAACCGCAAGTCATTAAGTGTCAGCTGATGGTTCCCGCTAATCGGCACCCTTACGGTGCGCTCGTTGAGCGTAAGGGTAAAGAAGGCACAACCTTTATCGTAGATAGAGTGTTGCCTGACGGAACCTACGGGGTTCATGATATGAGAGACTTCAATAACATTGAGGACTTCGTACCCCACGACGACTTAACTTTGCTCACTGAGGAACCGAGTGTTCCGGTGCAGCGAATGGACGAAGGAACAGACGGGCGGGAGTCCGGTTCCGAATCCGAAGAAAACCAAAACGGAGGTAGCATGCCTGAGAACGAACCGAATGCTCCGACCATCTCGCAGAAGGACCTAGACGAGAAGGATGCGGAGTTGAAGGCAGAGCGTGAGCAGAATGTTGCGCTCTTGACCGAGATTCGTGAGGGTAAGGTGAGTGCTTTCTTGGAGAAGTACAAAGAAAAGATCGCTCCCGCCCTACACGATAAGATCAAAGCCGTCGCGATGAGTGAGAGCGGTGTAGTGAAGTTGGGTGACAAGGAAGAGAAGTTCCTACCCAGTTTCCTAGCACTACTCGGCGAAATCGTCGACGCAAAGAAACTGGACCTGTCAGAAACGGAGGACGGTGGGTCCCAGGAGGAACCGGAAGTGAACGACGAGCATAAGAAGCGTGTAGAGATGGCAGAGCAGGAAGTGCTCGCACCGCATAAGGGTTCTCGCAGTGTTGTGACCTGCGGCAACGCAGAGTTGCACGTGCTTGCCGAGGATCGTGCGCGCAGGGATAAGATTTCCTATAGGGAAGCGTTCCTGATTGAAGCGAAGTTGCAGGGTAAGCCTGAAACCGAACTTCCTAACATCCCGGGACATCACAATCCGGCGAACTTGGCTAAATAGGGGGAGATGAAAAATGGCAAGTTCAGCAGGACATGAGCTAGACCTAACGCTTCTCGCTGAAGCCGACCTTTCTTCGTATCAGTATTGTGCGATGAAAACCGGAGCGTCAGCGTTTGGCGTTGCGATGGCAGGTGCCAATGCGCAGGTGTACGGCATTCTGCAAAACAAACCGGATGCGTCGGGTAAGACTGCCCAGGTGCGTACGGTCCGCGGCACGACCTCCAAGTTGAAGATCGGTGGTGCGGTTACCGTTGGTTTGCCGTTGAAGTCGGATGCGGCAGGTCGAGGTGTGGACGGGAGCGCAGCATTGTCAAAATCTTTCTGCGTAGCCCTTGAAGCGGGTAGCGCGGCTAACGAAATCATCGAGGTCATGCTAGTCGATTACTACCTCGCGGCTTCGTAAGGGGGAATGAGAGATAGCTAATCCGCTTAGATCAGATACACACATCGACGTCGGTCTATCGAATATCTCTATTCGGTATACCAACGCGGACTTCGTAGGGGAAATTCTGTTCAAACCTACGGCAGTTTCGAAAGACACGAACAAGTACTGGGTGTACGGCACCGAGCACTTCCGTTTGGAGAACGATCGTAGGGCTCCCGGAACTCGCGCTCGGTCTGTAGACTGGTCCGTGTCGTCCAGCACGTACTCTCTGGAAGAGCATGCGTTGGAAAAGCCGATCGCTGACGAAGATCGCGACGACGCCGACCCGCCGTTGGCGTTAGAGATTGACTCCACCGAGATGTTGACGGAGCTTATCAAGCTTCGTTTGGAGTATGACGCCGCAACGTTGGCTACGACCTACACCAACTACGCATCCGGTCATTATCGCGACCTTAGTGCGACGGGGTATAAGCAGTGGGACGACTTCGCGGGTTCCGACCCGATGGAAGACGTGCGTGCTGCGCGGTCTAAGGTTCACTCCCAGATCGCTCGTAACCCGAACGTCATGGTCATCGGTAAACAGGTCTTCGAGGTTCTAAAGAACCATCCGAAGATCCTTGCACGCATTGCGCACACCGCACGTGGAGTTGTTACCACCGAACTTCTCGCCTCGTTGTTTGAGGTTGACGAAGTTGCCGTTGGTGGGGCTATCCGCAACACTGCTAAGGAAGGTGCAACTGCGAGCAACGCCTACGTCTGGGGTAAGAACGTGGTGCTGGCGTACCGTCCACCTACGACCAGTCGCAAGATGATTGCGCTTGGTACGGTCTTCAGGAAGCAGGGATTCCGGCAGACCGAGATGTGGCGCGAATCTCCGGTGAAGTCGGACTTCGTGAAGGTAACGGACAAGTACCACCTGAAGCAGTTGTCCGACATCGCTGGATACCTCATCTACAACGTGATCGCATAAGGGGGTATGATGAAAGGTATTAAGCTAATCGGGCTACTGTTCGGTGCGTTGCTTCTAGCGTCTTTCGCTAAGGCAACGATCAGCATCTCGACCGGTTCGACGGCTGGCGTTAAGTGGTCGGACAACGAGACGGCTAACATTTGGGTCAAGGCTTGCTTTGTCGCAAATGCGAACAACGACGGTCAGAAGATCTGGTTCAAGCTTCTCGACGACACTACGGAAAAGTTTCACATCGCCGTAGGTTCCAACACGCCGAGTCTTGACATCAACTTCACGGACTTGTTCGACGAGAAGATGATCTTCACCAGTAGCTTCACCGTCAAGTCAAACGTCGCCTCAACCTCGTCCAAGATTATGTGTTCTTGGGAGTACATGAGGATTCCGTAGGTATACAGGGTAGGAGGGCGTTCCGATGGCATATAGTACAGCGGCAGAAGTTAAGAACCAAGCGGTAAGTCAGATTATAACGGACGCGGGTTGGACCGACCCAGATGACATAGACACCCGTATCGCGGACGCTGACCGACTTATCAATGCTAAACTAGCGGCAATGGGATACGCAGCACCCTTCAGTACAACACCGCCGTTGGTGAACTTTCTGTCTAAAACTTACGCCAAGTATTTGATTCTCCTAGATGCGTATACTCGCAACTCGAACGAAGCGGGACTCAAAGAAGAGACCGAAAAATACAAGAACGAGTTTGACGGAGTAATAAAGCAACTAGAG